TGACCAACTAGGACAACCCGTCCTAGTTGAGCGTGGTGCCCTGCCTTTGGGCAGGGCAGCGGGCTGCGTTCGCGCAGCCCAGTGCGCTCGAAGTTCCACATCGTGGGAAATAATTTCACATTGTGAAACGTGTGGTAGTTGTCCCGCACCTAGCGTGCGTTGGGTAGCACTTCGGACGCTGCAAGTCCTTGATCCGTAAAGCTTTCTTATTTATTATTGGATGAATGATGAATGATATGTATGTATATAGAGCTGGGAATTTTCTTTTTTGAAAATGCAAGCTGCGCCCAGCCAGGAATTTCCAAAATCTTTTTCCAGTCCTGTCCTAAGAGATACACTCCTACAAAAGTAGACATCTGGCCACGAATCGGATTTCTCAATGCTGACAACGCTACTTAGCGTCCAATGTTGCGTCCACTTCGTCGTGTGTCTGGGACATTCCCGGGTTTTGCTGGACGCAAACCTTACACGAAACTTACACCAACCCAACTAGGACAGCCCGTCCTAGTTCAACCCCGGGGCACACGCCCCATAGAAAGGAGCTTTTCCGTGTACTACGAACGCTTTTTAACGAAGGCAGACTGCCCGCGCTGCGGGCAGGCACGCCCGCTGCACGAATTTCGGAAGTGGTGGGGACCGAAGCGCATGCTGCGCACGCTCTGCGTACGCTGCGAGCCAGAAAAATCCCTGGAACAAATGACCCCAGAGGAGCGCATCACTGCGCTCGACCAGCAGCGTGCCTACGTCACGCCTGTCCGTGTGGCTCGCCTCAATGAGGCGGACGCCATGGCGATCCAGCAGCGCCGGTCAACGGGGACGAGGCGGCGCCACGCTGCCGAGCGTGTGCGTGCGTGGTCTCCCACGCTCAAGGTCTTGAGGGCTGAGCGATTGTGGGCGCAGCAGCATGCTGCGGACCCGGCGTCGCCTGCCTGGGGGCGCTTCTTCGAGGCCTACGAGGCGGCCTTGACGGACGCCTTGCGGCGTGCTGTGGCTGCGCGTGGCAACGCGTCGCGGACGCCCTCACGGATACAACCCACGCCTGATCAGGCGGACCCCATGCACTGGCTGCATGACATCACTATCAACACGCTTCGTAGGCTCTACAGCGACTGTGCCCCTGTGCGTGGTCGCAAGCTGTACCGCGATCCACTGTTCTTGGCCAACTAGGACGCGGTGTCCTAGTTAAACACTGAAGGAGAGAAGCAATGAAGATCATCGTTGGCCACGGGGCCTATCGGGGCGCGAACGCCCTGCGCGTACACCGCACCACGCACGGTGCGGTGATGGACTTGATCCGTCGCGGCGTGGACCGCATGGTCGCCCGCAAGAAGGTGACCGAAGCGGCGGGCAACCCGTATCAGCACACGATCCTGCGCACCAAGAACGGTGCCGAGGTCATCGAAGTTGTCGCAACTACTGAAGGAGAGAAGTGAAATGAAGATCAAGACAGAAGACCTCACCGGCGCCGCCCTCGATTGGGCGGTGGCGAAGTGCAGCTTCATCGAAGGCACCGCGCGATCCCTGATCGCCGCAGATGTCAAGCCTTACTCCACCTCCTGGGCACAGGGCGGGCCGATCATCGAGCGCGAGGAGATCGGCATCCGGCGCAATGCACCCTGTTCTACCGGTAGGGAGTGGGAAGCGTCCGGCAGCATCACTGCCAAAGGCGCAGGGTATCGGTGGGGCTACGGCCCCACGCCTCTCATCGCAGCCATGCGCTGCTTCGTGGCCAGCAAGATGGGTGACACCATCGACATCCCGGAGGAACAGTCATAAACATGCACCGTGACGACAAGCTGCTGCTCGCAGCATGCGCCATCATCGCAGCACTGATGCTGCTGGGTATCATTTAATTGAGGGGGCATCCCGCCCCCTGTTTCAACTAGGACATAATGTCCTACTTCAAGGAGAGAAGCAAATGAAGGAAGACCCCTGCACCGAGGGCCACGAGGGCTACTCGTGGTGGGAGCACGACGCCCAGGGCATACCCCTGACGCGTGTCTGCGACCGCTGCGTAGACCTGCGCCTGTCCAAGTACCGGCCCGAGATCCTGACCGGCTACACGCAAGCCGACGTTGACGAACCCATCGAGGAGATCTGACATGACCCGCAAGACCCAACCCATCACATCTATCGACTACGCAGGGCGCACATGCGTCTTGCGCACGGCGGGCGGCAACGGCACCACCGTCCACCAGGGCTTCGTAGCGCTGTCCCACAGGGGCGAGCGCTGGGTGATCACCGGAGGCAGGGCGCCTCACAAGGAGAGCAGCAGCGGGCGTGTCTACGCCACGCCTTACCCGGCCAGCCCGGACGTCTCCGACGTTCACGAGTCCCAGTTCTTCCCCGGGGTCTTCGACCTCGTGTGGGTGCCCACCGAGCACAAGAAGGAGCAGGCGCACGCCTGAGATACACGCCCCTTACCGGGGGACGCCCGTCCCCCAACCGTCGCCGCTGCGGCCCAGCGGCAACCTGTACTAGGACAACGTGTCCTACTTGAGAGAGCAACGAGCATCATCCGCCCTCGGGCGGCTGCCGCAGGTGCGCAAGGCCTTCTTCACATACACCCGCGTCGTGCGTGCCCTGCCCCAGGCTGGCCCTGACGCAGCCCCCTGGCTGAGCGTCGGGGAGTACGGCGCCGAGGTGACCATGGGCATGGCCGTGCGCGACCTGCCGTCCCTCAAGGACAAGGGTCTGATGCGTGTGCTGGCTGCCTTCGCGGGAGACGAGTGGACGGCCACGTCCACGGACTACACGCACGACGTGCCGAACCGCGACTATCGGTTCCGCTGCGACATCGCCGAGCCGCTGGAGCACCTGCGCCTGACAGCCGCAGAGCAGCGCTCCCTGGCGTGGCTCAACGAGCACGCCCCGTACGAGGTGCCGAGGACTGCGACGCTGACCGTGTCCGTGTATGCGTACGTCAAGGGCGACAGCGACTCCTGCCGCATCGAGGTGACGGGCGTCGAGGAGATCGTCACCAAGCGCGAGGTCAAGAAGATCGTGTGCGCGTAGCGTGTAGCGCCGAAGGCGTGTGCGCGTAGCGTGTAGCGGACTGAAATCCGCGATTTCAATCCGGGGGAGTCTTCCCCCAACCGTGGCCCCTGCGGTCCAGGGGCATCTTGTTTCAAGGAGATCTGACATGTTCGACATCAACACCGCAATCAACACCGCCATCGCTGCCGCTGTGGCCGAGGCCACCAAGCCCCTCGTGGAGCGCATCGCTGCGCTGGAGACGCGCTCTTCGAGCGCACCACCGAGGTCACGATCCCCGTGGACGAGGCCAAGATGGTTGAGGCCCTCAACTCGCAAGAGTGGTTCTGGGAGAAGGTGTCCCGGTACATAACCAACTACAGCGACATCACCGTCGATGAGTTGCACAACATCAAGCAGCGGCTGGTGGAGCTTGAAGCCCACGAGGACAACGTGTACCACTACGACAAGGGGGCGGTCAAGACCTTGATCGAAGAGGCCATCGACGCCCATCTGGAGAACGCGAACCACCTCGACGAGGACGACATCGACACCAAGATCGACAACGCCATCGACAACCACGAGGAGAACCGCACGCACGGCGACGATGACGACATCGAGGAGATCGTCCAGAAGCTGCTGAACAGCGCGAGCATCAGCATCAGCGTCTAAGCCGCAGACGCGGCACAACCCCGGGGGCTACGGCCCCCACTTTTAGGAGAGAGAAGCATGAAGAAACCCGACAACATCCACGACGCGCTGCGTCAACTGAACACGCTGCTTGCCGCTGCGGGCAACGATTTGGAGCGGTATCTGGAGTCGCCCTCCGACATCGGCCCGGAATACTTTGAGTCCGTCAAGGACGCGGTACTTGATGCCCGTCTGCTCGTCACATGGATTCGCGACAACTTCATTCTGTGAACCCCAAAGGAGCACCAACATGATCGACTACACCAACGCCACCACCGCACGCATCGGTCCCTGGACCGTGCGCCTCGTGTTCAAGGGCGAGCGCTACGGACGAGACGGCGTGATGCTCAACGAGCAGACCATGCCGATGGTGGAGTTCTACGACACCGAGCAGGACAAGGCCAAGTTCGGCCCCTGGGGCCAGTTCGTCACGCGGTACTACCTCGACACCCTGCTGGAGACCCGCCAGAAGCACCCTGGCTACGCGCTGGCCCTTGACGTGAGCGTCCCCCGCTGGACCGTGAGCGCCAGACACATGGCGCTCGTCGAGCACTGGCTGCAGGAGCAGGGCACCTACGCCGCAGCCAAAGCAGACTGAAATCGCGGATTTCAGTCTTCAACCCCGGGGGCTACGGCCCCCTTTCTTTTCACAGGAGCACGCAACCATGCCCTCATGGCATCAACTCAAGGCAGGGCTTCCCAAGCTCAGCCATCCCACGAAGTGGACAAGCTACAACCCGAGGGGGCACCTGTCGGTGATGCGCCACGCATCGCACGAGGAGTGCATCGAGTACTGCAAGCGCACGGGAGACATCCCGCTCGCCCCTGACACGCACGATACGTCTCGCAAGACCCGCACCAACTGAGAGGAGCACGCAACCATGCAAACGATCCACATCTCCATCATGACCGGCAAGCTCGACGGCCTACGCGCCATCAGCACCAACACGCGCACCAACGACTACTGCATCAAGCAGAACGCGTCCGCAGATCCCAACAACATCTGCACCAAGTGCTACAGCCACACCATGCTGTCCTCGTACCGCAAGAACATGCAGCCCGCGCTCCAGCGCAACAGCGACGCGCTGTCCGCCGCGCCCCTGGCGCCCGACGCCATACCACGCATCCTCGACGCAGTCTTCCGCTTCGACGCACACGGGGAGCTGATCAACGACACGCACCTCTCCAACCTGTGCGCCATCGCCACGCGCAACCCGCGCACGTCCTTCGCCCTGTGGACCAAGCGCAACGACATCGTGTCCAAGCACTTCCGCAGCAACCCCAAACCGGTCAACCTCATCCTGATCTACAGCAACCCCAAGATCAGCAACATCATGCGCAAGCCGCCGCGCTACTTCGACCGCACGTTCAACAACGTGCTGGAGCATGAGCACGTGGAGCAGCAGAATTGCACCGGACAGAAGTGCGCCGACTGCCTGCTGTGCTACACCCCCGGTAATGGGGTGACGACCATCGTCGAGAAGGTCAAGAAATACTGAGGGAACAGTCATCCCCTACGGCAACTAGGACACGGCGTCCTAGTTGTCTTTTTACTATCAACAATCCCGCAGTGTGTTACACTGCAGCCGCGCCTCGGGTTTCAGGGGCATTTTCAGGAGAAAGCAAATGGCTCACATGATCGACACCACCTCCCGCGCTACCGCTTCCTACGCCTCCACCCAGCGTGAGTGGCACGGCCTGGGGCAGCTCATGCCCGCAGGCGCGGACATCGAGACCTGGGCGCAAGCCGCAGGCATGGACTACAAGGTCCAGCGTGCGGTCATCCGCTACGCAACCGAGCGCCTGTCCAACTACGCGCCCGTGAACAACCTCAAGACCATCGACGACAAGGTGGTCCTCTTCCGCTCGGACACCCACGCTCCCCTGGGCGTGGTCTCGGACGGCTACAAGGTCGTGCAGCCCCGTGAGGTGCTGGACTTCTTCCGTAGCTGGGCCGAGGCAGGCGGGCTGACCATCGAGAGCGCCGGGGTTCTCTTCGGTGGCAAGCGCTACTTCGCCACGGCCAAGCTGGCCGAGGGCGTGTGCGTGGACGGCTCCAGGGACAAGCTCGTGCCCTACGCCCTGCTCAGCACCTCCGCTGATGGCTCCCTGGCCACCGAGGGGCGCTGGACGACAGTGCGCGTGGTGTGCAACAACACCTTGGGCATGGCACGCAAGGGCGCGACTGCCTTCCGCGTGACGCACCGCTCGGAGTGGAAGCCCGAGAAGTTCCAGGCCGTCATCGAGACGGCCCAGGCCGAGTTCGGCTCCTTCATGGAGACGTCGCGCAAGCTCGCCGCCATCCGGGTCGAGTCCAGGCTGGCCGAGGAGATGACCGTGGCGCTGTTCCGCAAGGAGGCGTCCGATGACGACAAGGTGCGGGAGTCCCGTGGCTTCGCCTCTGTCATGTCCCTGTTCGCAGGGGCAGGCAAGGGCGCCATGTTGGAGACGTCGCGCGGCACAGCCTGGGGGTGGCTTAACGCAGTGACGGAGCACGTGGACCATCACGTGCGTGCCCGCAACGACGAGAACCGCACCGCCTCGGCCCTCTGGGGCCCGGGTGACGCCCTCAAGCAGCAGGCTGTGGAGATCGCTCTCGCTGCTGCATAAGCGCAGTTGTCAACCCCTTGACAACATGAAACGGGAGGCCCACAATCGGGCCTCCCTCAACTACCTTGGAGTCTTACATGACCTTCCAGATCGAGTCCGATATCCCCATGCCCAAGCGTGCCTCTGTCGGTCGGCGCGGCACTGAATTCCCCTTCGCTGACATGGAAGTCGGCGATAGCTTCCTGATGCCCTGCGACGTCAGCGAAGAGAAGAACATCGTCAACTGGCGTCGCAAGCTGGCTGCGGCCCGCAAGCGCTTCGAGGCCAAGAGCGACTACGACATCGACCTGCGCACCGCCGTCGTCGCCGACGACAAGGGCACCGGTGTCCGCGTCTGGCGCACCGCCTGACAACCGACCGACAACCACCACTCAACGCTCTGCAAATGCAGGGCGTTTTTCATGGCCAAACGCTTAACACCCCGCAGGGGCAGGGCGTTTTTCATGGCCGAACGACTAATACCAAAGGAGCTACAAGTGCTTATCAAAAACATGACCTTCGACAAGGCGCTCTCTCTCTTGCGCGTGCTCAACGCCAAGTTCATCGTCGTCGATGCCGACGGCAAGACGCACACGCACGGCGACCTGCGCCTCGCAGAGCCGCCCTCGGAGCGCAAGCGCAAGCAGATCGTCCCGATGGGGACGTACCACAGCATCTACCACCCCCTGGTCAAGGACATCAAGCCTGGAGAGGGCGTCAGCATCACCCTGCCGGAAGGCATGGCCACAGAAGGGTTCCGCTCGTCGATGGGCGCATGGTGCAGCAAAAACTGGGGGCCGGGTTCCTACCTCACCCAGATCGAAGGCCGCATCGTTGAAGTACTGCGCGTGGAGTGAAGATGACAACACACGACCCCGTCAACCACCCCAAGCACTACACCGCACACCCGAGCGGTGTGGAGTGCATCCAGATCACCGAGCACATGAGCTTCTGTCTCGGTAACGCGGTGAAGTACGTCTGGCGTGCGGACCTCAAGAACGACGCCATCGAGGATCTCAAGAAGGCGCGGTGGTACATCGAGCGCGAGATCAAGCGGCGTGAGAAGCTGACCGCAGCCCAATACCAGCCCCCGAACGCGCCAGACGTCAAGCAGTACATGAGGCAGCAGCAAGAATTCTTTGACAAAGCGAGGCGCGAATTGCGCGGGGACAAGGAATGAAGACCAAGATGCTCAAGAAGGCCCGCGCCCTGTGGAACACGGGCGACAGGCGCCTGGACAGGTACAACCAACGGGCCTGGGTGCAGGCCATCCGCAGGCTGGGCGATAAGTGGCTGCTTGCCACGCATGTGCAACGGAAGGAGTTGACATGAACGAAGACGTTTGCAAGCCGTCCGAGAAGGGCACGCACGATTGGCGGGCGTACATGTCTGGTGGATACAAGTGCGTCTACTGCGGGCAGGAGTGGCTCCCCGTTGAGCCCTGCGTCGATCCTGATGAGATCGAAGCGCACAAGTACATCGAACCCGAGCCCGAGCCGCTGTGGCCGAAGGTCGTTGGCGTGGTCATTGCGATCATCCTGATCGGGATGGTGTTCGGACCTATGGGGGTGATCAAGTGAGCGCCATCACCGTACCCCGCGCAGTGCTGGAGCAGGCGCTGGAGGCGTTGGGGTTTAGCTGCCCTGCACCGGATCTGATGGACAAACACAAAGCGGCTGAAGACTCCCTCCGCACCGCGCTGGCGCAGCAGGAGCAGGCAACTGGTAAGGATTCCTTACAAGTTGAGTTCAAAGGAGGGGGGCAGATTGCCACCCCCCTTCAACTGACTACCGATGATCTGGCGTGGCTTGAAACCCGCCGTCTTGTGCGGATTTGGAAGGAGCTTGGGCAGATACGGTGGACCGGCGCTGATCAAGGCTGGGACAGGGCAATTGAGGCTGTGCGTGCGCGGCTGGACAAGGAGTGCCAAGACGTCTTGGCATGGAAAGAGAAGGTGGAAGCCAGCGGACAAACCGCTGCGCAACTGTTGCAAAAACTGCAAGGGATGAAAGATGACTGACCTGAGAGAAACCGCACAGCAGTTTGTGAGCGACTACGAGAACGGCGATCTGGGAGACCTGAAGCACTACGCCCGCGCCCTCCGCGCCGCGCTGGCGCAGGAGGAGCAGGAGCCGGGGGCGTGGCGAGACCCCGCGACGGATGACATCGTGAGCGTTGCACGCAGGGCCGCGTGGGAGACCGATTACGGTCTCGGTGGCAAAGGCCGCGCGGCAACGTACACCGAGCCGCTATATGCACGCCCACCCCGCCGCGAGACGGAGCAGGAACCGGTGGCGTGGACAGACCGAGAGCTTGAACTGATCGACGGGATGATTGAGGTTCAACTGCGCCACGCCTCGCAGTGCGACGGCATTGCAAACCGCACGATGGCTGAGAAACAGAAGGGCTGGGACATGGAGCGGGTGGCCCTGCTGCAAAAGATCAAGAGCAACCCACCCCGCCGCGAGTGGCGAGGATTGAAGGAATGGGAGATCAATGACGGTCGAGATCAACTGCCTACAGAAGACCTGTGCAACTGGTCATTCAGACAAGGCGTCTACTTCGCCGAGGCCAAGCTGAAGGAGAAGAACGCATGAACCGTGACGTCTGTGAACACTCTGTGCCGACTCATCTGTACTGCGAGAAATGTGCGTTTTTGATGGAGTTCAGGCAACTGCAACAAACGCATCGTCGTGAGTGGCAGGGGCTGACGGAGGAGGAGATCAACGAGTTGTCGCACACGATGGTCAAAGGGCACAAGTCAGTGAACTGGCTTGCCCGCGCCATCGAGGCCAAGCTGAAGGAGCGAAACAATGGCTGACCAACCCGAAGCCCTGCGGCTGGCCGCGTTCTGTGACGGCAACGTGTTGTACCACCCCGCCGCCATCGCCAAAGCGGAAGGAGAGAAGACATGAGCACGCACACACCGGGACCGTGGGCGGCAAACAAGCCAACTCAATCCAACGGGCGGGCCGAAGTTTACGCCGGACCGATGCTGGTCGCTCAGGCGTTTAACTGGATGCTTGATGCCGAGGGCGATGAGCAATGCTGGGCAGACGCCCGCTTGATCGCGTGTGCGCCGGAACTGCTGGAGTTGTTGAAACTGGTCTTACCACTTATTTGGTTTGGCAAAGAGCATGACGCTATCGTCGCCGCCATCGCCAAAGTGGAGGGAGCATGAAACTCCGCGCCTTTCTGCGAGGTTTCGCCAACGGACTAGCACTGCTGCCGCTGTGGCGGTGGATTAGGAGCAGGAAATGACCACATGGTACAAAGGCCCGCCGCCCAGCATCGGCTGGTGGCCAGCGAGCCGCCGCCGTAACCCAGACCTCCTGCGTTGGTGGAATGGTAGGAAATGGAGCCAACCGGTACACATCAGGATGACAGCCGAGGAAGCGGCAGAATCTGCATATGTCGAAACTTTTTTGGACGACATCGAATGGACCGACCGGCCCGCATCGTGGCCGGAGAGGAGCAGGACATGACTGAACAGGACTACCTGCACCAACAGATTGACCGTATTCGATTGGAGTACGAAAAGGCTATCAAGCCTTATGTAGATCGTCTGGTCTACCTCAAAAGAATTGAGTCGCCACCCTCCATAATTGTGACTCAAGAGCAATACGCGGCAATGATTCAGGAGAGCAGCAGGACATGACCCGAGAAGACATCCTTAAGCTGGCGCGGATGGTTGGATTGCATAGTGCAGTTTTGCTGCACATATACGACGGCAGAGAGGGGGCGCTGACGGACCAAGAACTGGCCAATTTGCAGAGGCTTGAGCGCTTCTTCCGGCTAGCCTACGAGTCCGGTGCCGCAGCCCAACGCGAAAAGGTTGCCGCATGGATGCGCAACTGCGGCTACGCCACCGGGCACGGCGACACGATAGAGGATCTGCTGGACCACCTTGGCACGCAGATTGCCGAGGGGCTGTTGATGGAGCGTGAGGCGTGTGCGAAGGTGTGTGATGCCGCAGCAAAGAAGATGGACGACGAAGGCGAGGGTCCAACTGGATACATCTCGTGGGTGTACGACTGCGCCACCGCCATCCGCGCAAGGGGGAACAAATGACCACGGACCTCAGAAAAGAACTCCGCCAACTGGTGATGGAGAGCTACGACAAAGGCGTCGCTGATGCCATGAGAGCCGCCACCGCAGCGGCGCAGGCGGCAATAGAAGCAGAGCGCGCTGCCTGCGCCGACATCTGCGACCAGCACGCAAGCATCGAGGGCATCGCGCAGCGGTGTGCGGCGGAGATCAGGGCGAGGGGGAACAAATGACTGACAGAGAAATGCTGGAACTCGCTGCGAAGGCGGCGGGGATTGAACTGAAGTGGCACCACTCGCACAAGGACGCCTACGCTCGCCGCAATGGGGAGTATTGGGCAGTTTGGAATCCGTTGAGGGACGACGGCGATGCGCTGCGGTTGGCGGTAGTGCTGCAAATGGAGTTGAAGGTATACGAGGTATCGGCCCACGCAGCCTCCGCAATAGGTGGGTGTTCTGTCTGTACCAGCGAAAAGGGCGATCCCTACGCCGCCACACGTCGCGCCATCGTCAGGGCTGCGGCTGAGATTGGAAGGAACATGGTATGAACGGACCATTCGCCATCAAGATAAAGATCGACAACTGCTTCCGGCTCGCCAAGGAGTGCGGGTTCGAGCTGCGAGAGGCTGGCAACCACTTCGTCGCCGGGGAGATCTATCTGTACGCTGCACCTGACAACACGGTGTTTGCGAAGGACGTGTGCCTTGAACGCTTCCCGTCTTGGGAGATCGCAGAGGCTTTCTTCGCGGGCTACCTAAAGTCGGATTTGGCGCACCGGGTCGGAAGGAACATGCCATGAACTACCTACCCAATGATGTGGCCCGCTGCGCCGGGGCACACAAGACTGAGTGCGAAGACTGTCTGAGAAACATCAAGGTCAGCCCGCTGCACCCCGACGCATTCCGCTCTGTTTGGATTGGCCCGTGGGTGATGGATACGCCTTGTATTTCCAAGTTGACCAAGGAAAAGCAGTGAAGCTGACGCCTTGGTTTTCGATGGATGTTGCCCCCATTTACCCTGGTGTTTACATGGTCGATCAAAGCTGGCCCGATCAAGAAACAGAGGCTGTCTACGCCTACTGGGATTGCGTCAATTGGTATCCACAAGGATCAACACCCAAGGATGCGATGTACACAATGTGTTATGGCCCAACAAAAGGCAGGCCGTTTAAGCAATGGCGCGGACTTGCGGAGGAGCCAAAATGAACGAACCCATGCACCCCTCGGGCCTGACGCTTGCTCGCTGGCTGTGGCCTTTCAAGACGGACGAGGAGCGCGTCCTCGTCGCCCGGTGGTTCGCCAAGCAGGCCCGCGCCGAGCGGGGCCAGGGTGAGGAGGCGCTCTTCTGATGGCCCTGAACACGCACCTCAGTAACACCACTGCCTACGCGGCGGTGGTCGAGGCCCTGGTCCGCACGGGCGGCACAACGCAAGAGTTCTCCGATGCTTCTGGGCTGGCGACCAACACCACGCGCAAGTTCATCCGCGCCCTGCGCAACAGGCAGCTGGTCCGCGTAGCGCTGTGGCGCCAGGACACCATGGGCCGCTACACAATCGCTGTCTGGGGGTGGGGCAGTCCTCTCTACGACGCCAAGCGCCCACCGAGGATGACTTCGACCCAACGATCTGCACGACGGAGGATGAAGAACCGTGAGATGTCCGCATTGCAACAAGGACGGGAAGTCCACCGTGCTGGAGAGCCGCCCACTGGACGGGCAGGTCTGGCGCAGGCGCATGTGCCCTAAATGCCTCAAGACCTTTGTCTCCTGCGAGACAGCGGAACCCGGCATGACCATGCCGACACTGACGCAGTCAAGACACCGATTGAAAGATCGCAAGATCAAACCGGAACAATATAACCTCAGATGGGGAAGTTTTTGATGAGCGGTGGCAGTTGCTACATGAGCGTTTTATCCTCGCAGATGTGACGCGCTTATGTACCGTTCACGCAGCCGCTCATCCTAATATGCGTGAACGGACCTCCGTAGACTAGAACCCGCGGGAGGCTAGTAATCTGCGTCTCCTCCCGCACCTAACATCAACAAACCAATGGCAAAAACACCTGAGAAAAAGGTCAAGGACATGTGCATCGAGATCCTCAAGGACTTCCGTGCATACTACTTCTTCCCTGTCATGGGCGGTTACGGTCGCTCAGGGATTCCCGACATCATCGTCTGCTACAGGGGGCAATTCATAGCCGTCGAGTGCAAAGCAGGCTTCAACAAAACCACCCCATTGCAGGACAAGGAGCTTGCTGCAATTTCCACCGCTGGTGGCATCACCCTCGTTATTCGCGAGGATACAATCGAACTGCTCCAACAGGAGCTAAGGAGAATCAAGCATGCATAAACAGATCGATATCGAAGCCGCGCTTTTGAAGATGCGCGAACTACTGGAGATGGTCAACAGGGGCGACACTGAGCGGCGCGACGCCATGCTCAGCGCGTTGCAGGCCATTCTTCAGGCAATGATCAATATCGACGACGGGGCTGCCGTCGTCGTGTTGGCTACCGACTTCAAGGGCTCTATGGGGGTGTACACCCTCAACGCAGGTGAGGACACCGTCATCGGGCTCGCACGGACGCTGCTGGGGCGGTTGGACGACACTCGCCTGGACGACATCCCTGTGGAGCACATGGGAGCCGTGCAATGAAGCAGCCATTCGACAAGATCGTCGCGCTCGACTTCGAGACCTCCTGGGGCAGGCAAGTGAAGCTCGGGTTCTCCTGCCAGACCAACGAGGAATACATCCGCGACCCGCGCTTCAAGGCGTGGGGGCTGTCGTGGAAGACCGTGGGCACCGACGAGCGCCCCGTGTGGGTGCGGCATGACCGCATCAAGCGCTGGGCTGCGGGGATCGACTGGGCACGCACCGCCATCGTCTGCCAGAACACCCAGTTCGACGGCACCATCCTGTCATGGCTGTACGGTGTGCAGCCGTGCTTCATGTTCGACACCCTGTCCATGGGCCGCGCCCTGTACGGCGTCGAGGTGGGCAACAGTCTCAAGGCCCTGGCGGAACGGTTCGAGCTACCGCCCAAGGGCGACGGGCTCAGCCCGTCGGAGAACATCCTCGATGAACTGCCCTTCCACGTGGAGCAGACGCTGGCGGACTACTGTAAGCACGACACGTGGCTGTGCGAGCAGATCTTCCTGCGCATGCTGCCGCAGTTCCCCGCCAAGGAGCTACGCCTCATCGACATGACGCTGCGCATGTACACGCGCCCCCTGCTGCGCCTGGACCGTGCGATGTTGGGGGAGGCCATCGAGGACGAGCGCGAGACCCGGGAAGGACTGCTGCACCGCCTGGGCGTGGCCGAGACGGCCCTCGCGTCGAACGACCAGTTCGCCGATGTGTTGAAGGCACTGGGCGTCGAGCCCCCGACGAAGACGAGCAAGACCACCGGGGAGAAGACGTTCGCGTTTGCCAAGAACGACGCGCTGTTCCAGGCGCTGGTGAACTCCGACAACGAGGAGGTCGCCCTGCTGTGCGAGGCGCGGCTGAAGGTCAAGTCCACCACCGAGCGCACGCGTGCGCAGCGGTTCCTCGACATCTCCTCGCGGGGCAACCTGCCGGTGCCCCTGAGCTACTACGGCGCAGCCACGGGGCGCTGGACGGCCAGCAAGGGCAGCGCGATCAACATGCAGAACCTCAAGCGCGGGAGCTTCCTGCGCAAGGCCATCATGGCCCCCGAGGGCCACGTGCTGGTGGTCGGAGACTTGTCGCAGATCGAGCCGCGTGTGCTGGCGTGGCTGTCGGACTACGACGACCTGCTCAACATCTTCCGCGCTGGCGGCGACCCCTACGCGCAGTTCGGGGCGCCCATGTTCGGCATCCCGGGCATGACCAAGGACAGCCATCCGACGCAGCGCCAGAGCGCCAAGTCGGCCCTGCTGGGGGCAGGCTACCAGCTAGGCTGGGCGAGCTTCGCTGCGCAGTTGCTGACGGGCTTCCTCGGCGCTCCGCCCAAGCGCTACACCCGTGACGAGGCCAAGCAGTTGGGCGTGTCCGGTGCCGACGTGCAGAAGTTCCTGGGCTGGGAGGAGAACCTCAAGACCATGGCGGGCATCCCGCACACGTGCTCCGAGCTTGAGCTTGCGATCCACTGCCTCGCGGCCAAGGCCATCATCGACAAGTACCGCGCGACGGCGGTGCCGGTGGTGGCGTTCTGGAACCTGCTCGGGGAACTGATCGAGCACGCGCTCTACAAGGGCAACGAGTACCAGCACAAGTGCCTGACCTTCCGCAAGGAAGAGATCGTGTTGCCGAGCGGCATGAGTTTGAGGTATCCTGACCTCAAGCCAGAGGACGGACCGAAGGGTCGCGTTCAGTGGACCTATGCCGACGGGCGCAACGGCAAACGCTCCAAGCTCTACCCCGGCAAGATCTGCAACAACGTGACTCAAGGCACGGCACGCTGCGTGATGACGGACGGCATGCTCCGCGTCGCGAAGCGCTACCCTGTGGTGGGCACGGTACACGACGAACAACTCGCCGTGGCACCTGCAGCAGAGAAAGACGAGGCCAAAACGTGGGTTTTGGCCCAGATGATCACGACCCCGTCATACCTGCCAGGGATACCACTCAACGCAGACGTTGGAGCGAATGAAAGATATGGACTTGCAAAAGGATGACATAATTGACTACGCTATGCCCTTGCTCAATATCGAGAGCATGGCGAGAGAGATCCACGACTTGTGCCTTGAGCACAAGTATGGAGAAGCCCAGGAGGTCGCACGCCGCCTGAACGCAGAAACGCGTGTGCTCGTGCATACGCTACACATCATGGAAGAAAAGGAGCAGCATGCATATCCCAAAATCGTTCAAGCTCAGCAACATCCCGTATCAGGTCAAGCTGACTGAGCACATCCGAGGCCCGCGTGGCGTGATCGGTCGCGTTGACTACGTGGCCCGCAACATCAAGATCGCTACCGTCAACTACTGGACCGGCAAGCCATTGCCGACGGAGGAGATGAGCGATACGTTCTGGCATGAGGTCACGCACGCCATCTTGAACGACATGAACAGCCCGCTGTGCAGCGACGAGATTTTCGTCACTGCGTTCGCAAATCGACTCAACGAGGTGGTTCTAACCGCCAAGCTCTAATGGACATCAAGCCCATCACGTGGTCACACTCTGCGCTCAAGAAATACGAGCAGTGCCCGCGCCAGTATCACGAAGCAATCGTGCTGAAGAAGTATCCGTTCAAGGATACGGCCCAGACGATCTACGGCAAAGACCTACACAAAGCGGTGGAGCTTTACGGCAGGGACAACACCCCCATGCCGCCACAGTTCGCGTTCGTCCAGCCGGTGGTGGACGCGCTGCTCGCCAAGCCTGGGCGCAAATTGTTCGAGCACGAGATGGGCATCACGCCTGACCTGCGGCCCTGCGCCTTCGACTCCAAGGAGCGCTGGGTGCGGGGCATCGCAGACCTGCTGATCATCGACGACGACAACCTCACGGCCCGGGTCGTGGACTGGAAGTCGGGGAGCCACAAGTACCCTGACTACGATCAACTCCGGCTGATGTCGCTGATGGTCTTCGTGCATTTCCCGCACATCAGGCGTGTGAATTCCGCGCTCATGTTCGTCGTCAAGAACCACATGGCCAAGCACCGCATGGACCGCGACGAAGCAGATGCAGCGTGGCAGGACTACCGCGAGCGCGTGGCCAAGCTGGAGGGCAGTTTCGCGCACAGTGTTTGGAACCCAAAGCAGTCGCCGCTGTGCGGCTGGTGTCCGGTTCGAGAGTGTTCGTTTCATCCCAACTGAGGTACATCATGGCACGAGACTACAAACGCGAGTACGAACTGTTCCAAGGCAAGCCCGAGCAGATCAAGAAACGGGCCGAACGTGTCAAGGCCCGCAGACTGATGGAGAAGGTAGGCGCGGCGAAGAAAGGTGACGGCAAGGATGTGGACCACATCCGCCCCCTGAAGAGCGGCGGAACGTCTGCGCGAAGCAACCTGCGCATGCGCAGCAGGAGCGCCAATAGAAGCGACAAGAGTTGAACAACAACGGAGCAAGCATGGAAATAGTAGAAAACAAACTGCTGGTATTCAAAACCAGACACCCGCATCGCTACAGCCTGATCCCCAAGAGCAAGGCCATCCCGAGAACTACCGGCGGCTACGACGTCGCCGTGTACTGGGGCCTGGACGAAGTCCGGGTGCTGCGGAACCTGGGCGTCAAGGACGTCCCCTCGCCCATCTACGGGCGCTACGACTGGCCGGGGCGCTACACGCCCATGGCCCACCAGAAGGAGACCGCGTCCTTCCTCACGCTCAACAGGCGTGCCTTTGTGCTGAACGATCCCGGCACCGGCAAGACCATGGCCGCGCTGTGGGCTGCGGACTACCTGATGAAGCGCGGAGAGGTTCGGCGCTGCCTGATCCTGTGCCCGCTGTCGATCATGCACACGGCCTGGATGCAGGATATTGGCAACTCGATCATCCACAGGAGCGCGGTGGTCTGCCACCACTCGCAGGCGGCACGCCGCATCGAGCTGGTCCAGCAAGACTTCGAGTTCGTCATCTCGAACTACGAGGGGGTCGAGATCATCGCTGACGAGATCCGCAACGACGGCAGGTTCGACCTGATCATCGTTGACGAAGCGAACGCGTACAAGAACCCGCAGACCGCACGGTGGAAGAAGCTGGCCGCGATCATCCGGCCAGAGACGCACCTGTGGATGATGACGGGCACGCCCGCTGCGCAGTCTCCCCTGGACGCGTACGGTCTGGCCAAGCTCGTGAACCCGAAGAACGTGCCCGCGTTCTACACCGCATGGCGCGACATGGTCATGCAGAAGGTCACGATGTTCAAGTGGGCGCCCAAGCGCGACGCAGCGGACAAAGTCTTCAGCGCCCTGCAGCCCGCGATCCGCTACACCAAGGCCCAGTGCATGGACCTCCCGCCCGTTGTCACGGCCACACGCGAGGTGCCGCTGACACCGCAGCAGGCCAAGTACTACAACGCGCTCAAGACCGCGATGGTGGCGCAGGCCGCAGGCGAGACGATCACCGCAGTCAACGCCGCCGCTGCGCTCAACAAGCTGCTCCAGATCAGTTGCGGCGTGGCCTACACCGACAACCACGAGACGGTCGAGTTCGACGCCACGCCCCGGCTGAACGTGCTGCTGGAGGCCCTGGAGCAGACGGAGCGCAAGGTCATCGTGTTCGCGCTGTTCCGCGCAGCCATCTCTACTGTCAACAACTTCCTCAACAAGCGCGGCTACGCATGCGAGGAGATCCACGGCGGGGTCACGGCTGGCCAGCGGGCGGACATCATCAAGCGCTTCCAGACCATGCCAGAACCGCGCGTGCTGGTCATGCAGCCCCAGGCCGCAGCGCACGGGATCACGCTGACAGCGGCGGACACGGTGGTCTTCTACGGCCCCCTGATGAGCGTGGAGCAGTACACCCAGGCCATCGCCCGGGCCGACCGCAAGGGGCAGGACTCGGACAAGGTGACCGTCATCCACATCCAGGGCTCGCCCGTGGAGCGCAAGATGTTCGCAGCCCTGGCGGGCAAGGTCGATGACGCCCGCCTGCTCGTGGACCTGTTCAACGAAGAACTTAAAGAAAGGGGGTTGCCAGACGCCAAAGGCCGTGTGTAAAATCTTTGACAAGCGGGCTAAGTGACCCGTGACACGAAAGGAGTAAGCATGGATCAGAACGAAGAAGCGGACGCCGTGCCGCTGGACAAGCTGGTTCGCATCTACATGAAGATGCGTGCGAAGCTGTCGGAACTCGACGCAGAAGTCGAGGCCATCAAAGAGCAACAGCAGGTGATCAAGAACGAGATCAAGGACCGCATGCGTAGCGTCGGCGCCAAGTCGATGAAGACTGCACACGGTACGGTCTCGCTCACCGAGAAGACGCGCTACTACACCCAAGACTGGGACTCGTTCAAGCGCTTCGTCATCGAGAACGATGCTGTTGACCTGTTGGAGAAGCGCATCGCGCAGACCAACATGAAGTTGTTCTTGCAAGAGAACCCTGCAATGGTTCCCCCGGGATTGAACTCGGACACGGAACTCGACGTTTCCATCCGCAAAGCTGCGGCGTAAGGAGCTATTCACGTGAGCAATGTTGCACTTTTCTCCCCCTCCAACGTCCCTGCATTCGCCAAGAAGCAGGAACTGTCGGCACTGGCCAAGTCGCTTGCGGGCGGCGGCGCTGGTGGCGGCAAGCGCGTGTCCATCAAGGGCGGCGTGTTCCGTCTGCTGGTGGACGGCAAGGAGATCGCGGCCATCGAGGAGCGCTACCTCGACGTCGTGCTGGTGAACGCCGCACCCAAGATCGGGCGCACGTTCTACATGAAGCAGTACGACGGCGACACGCCGAGCGCCCCGGACTGCTGGAGCGCCGACGGCGAGAAGCCCGATGCGACCGCAGCGAACCCGCAGGCGTCGAACTGCGCAAGCTGCCCGCAGAACGCCAAGGGCTCGGGGCAAGGCGACAGCCGCGCCTGCCGGTTCAGCCAGCGTCTGGCGGTGGTGCTGGCCAACGACATCGAGGGCGATGTGCTGATGCTGCAGGCCCCTGCGGCGTCGATCTTCGGCAAGGCCGAGGGCGAGAACATGCCGCTCCAGGCATACGCCCGGTTCCTGGCCGCGCAGAGCGTGTCCCCCGAGACGGTGGTCACGCGGATGAAGTTCGACACCAAGGCCGAGTCGCCCAAGCTGTTCTTCAAGGCCATGCGCTGGCTCACCGAGGAGGAGTACGCCATCGCTGTGGAGAAGGGCCAGAGCCCCGAGGCCAAGCAGGCGATCACGATGACCGTGGCGCAGATGGACAAGGTGCCCGCGCCGATGGCGCTGGAGGGCGCGCCGCCCAAGGCGGCGATGAAGCCCGCACCGACCCCTGCACCGGCACCTGAGCCCGCGCCTGCTCCCGCTGCTGTCGATGATGACGAGGCACCGCCGCCTGCTCCGCGCCGTGGCCGTCCGCCCAAGGCGGTTGCGGAAGCCCGCAAGGCCGCAGAAGCCGCCGCAGAGGAGCCGCCCGAGCCGGTCGTCCAGCGCACGCCTGTCCCGCCCCGCCCCGCGATGCCGACGCAGCTTGCCAAGCTCGCGGAAGATTGGGATGATGAGTGAGTAACTGGGGGCGGCAATGCCGCCCCCTTCGCAATATGCCGTACTCAATCGACACCATCCACCGCATCAGGAAAGGACCGCGCAACCTGGGCAACACGCTCGGGCGCATCGCGGTCGATCTTGATTTCTCCGTTCAGCGTATCGCGAAGGCCACCAACGCTACGCGTCAGACCGTCTACAACTGGATGTCTGGTGGCGAAGTGATGGGCGCCTACCGCCCGGTCGTTGAGCGCTTGATCAATATACTGCAGCAAGCACAGACTGCAGACAAAGCATGGGAAGCAGCATGTCAGGAATTCAACCTTCGAGCTTGACACCTAGCGAGTTGGTGCGTTACGCGGAATTGGCCAACGTCAACGGCCTGCCAAAGCATTGGTGCCAGGAACTCATTGCCGTGCTCGCCGCATACGTCCTCAAGTACGGCGACGCAGCGGTAGCAGAGCCCCAAGAGCAAACGCCCCTTTTCTGAGGGGAGCCGCTCTTCATGGAACCGCAAGAGTTTCTTGCGGCGGTATTGCCGCCGCCAGGGCACGGCTATTACTGCGCCGTCGCGCTGCCAAGCAAAATACAGAAGTTCAGCGAAGACATCAGCTACGTCAATGCATACGCCCAACGCTGGGCAGAGCAAGGCAAGGACGCGTACTTCGCGCTGGCTACATTCAGGGAGGAGGGCTCCCGCGAAGCGGTGAACGCCGCATTCATCAAGTCCGTGTTCATCGACATGGACGGCTACACATCCAAGAAGGAGGCGGCATCTGCACTGAGCGCTTTCCTTGAGCGCACCGGTCTCGACGCGTTCGGCACGCCGTGGGTGGTGGCCTCGGGCGGCGGGCTGCACTGTTACTGGGCGCTGGAGGCGCCGGTCGAGATTGCGCAGTGGAAGCCCGTGGGCGAAGCGCTGAAGCGCCTGTGCAAGCAGGAGTCTCTGGCCATCGACATGACCGTGCCTGCCGACGCAGCCCGCGTGCTGCGCGTCCCGGGGACACGGAACTTCAAGCCCAAGTACCCCGAGCCCCGGCCTGTCAAGCTGCTGGTCGAGGGCTGCACAGTGCCGTTCGAGGCGTTCTCGCAGCACATCTTCTCCCTGGTTGGCGAGCCCGAGCCCGCCATGCCAACCCTGTCCCTGCCGGGAACACGCCCCACGGCCACAGCGACAGGCGTGAAGCTCGTGGAGAACAGCGCCGTCCGGTTAAAGACCGTCCTGATGCGCACCAAGGACGGCGACGGCTGCGCCCAGCTTGCGCACTACGTCAACAACGCCAAGGACGAAGGCATGGAGCCGCTGTGGCGCGGCTGGCTGTCCCAGGCCAAGTACTGTGCGGACGGTGATCGCGCCGCGAAATGGCTGAGCGACCTGCATCCCTACGATGCGCAGCGCATGCAGACCAAGCTGCGGGAGATCAAGGGGCCGTACCCCTGTCTCAAGTTCGACAGCGAGAACCCAGGCGTGTGCCAGAAGTGCCCGCACTTCGGCAAGATCACGAACCCCCTGGCGCTTGGCAGAGAGCTTGTGGCCGACAACGCGCCCAAGGAAATCGAGATCACGCCTGCGGACCCGGACGATCCAGAAGCGCCGCCCATCACGGTCGTGCGCCCCACGCCGCCCAAGGGGTACAGCTACGGCGCCAACGGCGGCGTGTACGTGGACAAGATGGTGGAGGAGGCCGACGGCACCAAGCGCAAGAAGCAGGTGCTCGTGCTCCCCTACGACCTGTTTGTCGTGGACCTGCTGAACAAGGAGGGCGAGCACACCGTCCACATGGTGGCCAACCGCCCCAACAAGGCCATCGACATCCTCATGCCGCAGCGCTACGCGGTCAGCAAGGACGAATGCGTCAAGGCCCTGGCGCAGCAGAACATCATCGCGGCGTTCGGCCCGGGCAACGACGTCAACCTCTACGAGTACGTCCGGGCGTGCGTGGTGGACGCCAGCACATCCAAGCAGCCCATCCTCGTGCCGCAACAGTATGGTTGGCAGGAGGACGGCTCGTTCGTCTATAGCGGGCGCGTGTTCCGCCCCGACGGCACCTCCCGCACGGTGCCCATGCCTGACCTAGCCAACCTGACCCGCAACACGCGGTCCCAGGGCACGCTGGAGGGCTGGCGCAAGCTGCCGCAGATGCTGATCAAGCGCAAGCTGTACGACCATCTGGCCATCGCCAGCATCGCCTTCGGCGCCCCGCTGATGCGCTTCACCCAGATGAGCGCGTTGACGTTTCATGCAGGCTCGACCGACTCGGGCACCGGCAAGTCGCTGGCCCTGTCCCTGCTGAACTCCGTGTGGGGGCATCCGATCAGGTATCGCACCGGCAAGTCCACCTCGCCTGTGACCATGCAGCAGCGCATGGGCAACCTCAACAGCCTGCCGTTCACGAGCGACGAGATCACGCACAAGTCGCGTCAGGACATGGAGTGGTTCCCGGGGTTCATCTTCGACGCGTCCGAGGGCCAGGGCAAGGAGAAGAGCGAGGTCCACCACAACCGCGAGCGCATCAACAACGTCTCGTGGTTCACGCTGCTGCTCCTGACCTCCAACACGCACATGCACGACTACATGTCGGGCGCGCGCAACCATACGTCGCAGGGCGAACTGCTGCGCATGCTGGAGTGGACGCCAGAGGTCAAGCTGGAGTGGTCCCCCGAGGAGGAAGACCTCCTGAAGTCGCTGAGCAACCACTACGGGGTCGCAGGCGAGCGCTACGTCAAGTGGCTCGTGCAGAACCAAGAGCTTGCACGGAGCATCACGCTCAAGGTCATCGCCAAGATCAAGGTGGACTGGCAGATGGGCGGGGACGAGCGCTTCTGGGCAGCCGGTTGCGGGTGCGTGATTGCCGGTGCGATCTTGGCGTCTAGCAAGTATGCAGACATCATTGACCTGCCGGTTGACGGCATCATTGACAGCCTGCACAAGATGGTGATCAAGGCCCGCAAGATCGTGAAGAGCGGCGCCCGCACCGCCGAGGATGTGCTGAACGCTTTCACCCGCGAGCACTTCGGCTCGTTCGTCGTCCTGCGCATGAGCAACGGGTCGCTGCTGGCGGCACTGGGCAACGGGCAGGAGATCGACCAGACCCTGACGCGCAGCAAGGTCATGGGGCGCGTGGAGCATGAGATAGCCAAGCGTGGCTACGTCGAGTACTGCATCGAGGAGCAGGTGCTCAAGGCGCACTGCGTGTCGATGTCGTTCGGCTACGAAGCGTTCAAGCGCAACATCCAGGGCATACGCGGCTACGTCGTGCAGTTCATCCGCAAGGACATGATGGCACGCACCCGAGGCCCGCAGATGCGCGTGCGGGCAATCAGCATCAGCCGCCCTATCGAGGACGACCCCCATGCGGAAGTGCTTTCCGTGGGACCGGCTTGAGCGTGGTCAGGGCTTCTTCGTCCCCGCCCTGGACCTAGAGGCTGTGCGAGAGGCGGGACTGCTGGCTGCAGTCCCGCTCCGCTTGAAAGACGCGCGTGCGATGTACGCTATCAGGCAGGGGCGGCTTGGGGTGTTCTTCTACCGGACATGGCCTGCACCGTCTTCGAGAGCGTGATCTTCGCCTGGATCGCCCGGTCAAGCTCCTCGCGCTTCCTCTCAGGTGACAGGTTGGACGCCCGCACCCTGCGCTCGTAGTCGGTGATCTCTCCCATCTGCTGCCTGAAGGCCCCGGCCACGGACGCCAGCGAAAGCTCGTCGGCCTTCTCCTTGGCGTACTGCGCGGCCTTCTCGGACTTGCCCTCCGAGACGAAGCGCTCGTAGGTCTCCTGCGCCTGACGGACCTTGTTCATGCGCTCGTAGACGAGGTCAACGATGCCGCTGGCGTCCTTGGGTTGGAACAGGGTGCCGATCAGCGGGAGGTCCGAGTAGCGCTTGGTGGCGGGCGCAGGCCCCTCGCCAGCACCGGCAAAGGGTGCGCTGAGCGCCGCGATGGCGGCCATGCCCATCTGGCCCGTGTAGCCCCGGATCAGGAACTCCAGCTTGATGGGGGAGAAGCCCGTCATCTCGCCAACCGCCTTGGCAAGCTCCGTGGTGCTGGACTGCGTGCGATACCCCGGCTCCACGCCTTGTTCCCGGGCAGGTTCGATGTCGCGCCCGGTGTAGATCGATGAGCCGAAGGCCACCTCCAGCGCAGGCTTGACGGCCTGCGGAATGAAGTAGTTCGACAGCCCGGGGACTATCTGCTGGCCGATGTGCTTGAGCGCTTTCTGTGCCTCTTCTGCACCCTTCTCGTTCGTGGCGATGTTCACAATCGCCTCAGGCAGCGCCTTGAAGATGTAGCCAAGTTCAAACGGGATCGGCAGACGCAGCGGTTCCTTGATGCCGAACATGTCAAGCGGCACGAACCAGTTGCCGTACTTGTCTTCAGGCTTGGCGTTCTTGTACGCCTCGTCGTCCTGCATGGCCAGGGCGTATGCGAAGCTCAGGCCAAACAACATCATGCCCCGAACGATGAGCTTCCTGCGCACATTCAAGCGCTCGTTCATCGGCATCTTGCCACGGAACGACCGGTACAGGACATCGAGGCCCTGGATCTGCGTGTTGAAGAAGGGGATCAACGCGCTGGCCATGTGGATGCTGGGCGACAGCCCGCGCCTGCTGAAGTTCATCGACTCCAGCGCCATGTACGTGGCTTCCATCTCCGACAGACCTTGCTGCAGGTAGCTCTCGTACTGAGAGCGGCGGGTAAGCGCATCGGCCTGGGCGGCCTTGCTCTCCAGCCATGCCAGCCCGTTGTTGAAGCTGATCTTGCCCGCCTGCATGTCCTTGATCATCCGGGACATGTCCTCCGGCATGCCGGTGAAGACCTGACCACCCGTGATGCCGCGCTTCTCCAGAACGTCGGTCTTGCCGATCTGCTTGAGGGCGCTCAGCAGGGGGATCGTGTTTGCACCGCTGGCGATGGAGGCCCCGAGGGAGTCGCGGAACAACTGCCGAGCCATGTAGACCGGGCTGGCCACGATCAAGCGGCGCAAGAAGCGTGCGGGCATGCCCATGACGCGGATCATGGTCGGGAACATCGTCGGGATGCCCGCCAGCCCCTTGACCAGCAGGTCGCTGCTGATGCCCAGCATCTCGGTGTCCACCACGCCGTAGTGCTCGACACCGTCCACCTTGAAGGTGACCGCGCCTTCCGGCGCTTTGCCGCCCTTGGTCTTGCCGATGGTGGCGAGGCCGACATCCCGGAACTCGAACATCAGGTTCCGCATGGCGAGGTTGTGCGTCGCCATGTCAATCAGCATCGAGGTGTTCTGGATGCTGCTGGTGATGAAGTCCATAACGGGCTCGTCACCACCAACAAGCTCCTGCAGATGCGGGCTGTCTTTCAGGTTGCCGATGCGAATGGGCGTCTCTTTGCCAATCAGCAGTTCAGCAACGCCGTCGCGCACGCGGTAGTAGGGGATGTAGTCACTCTCCTGCAGCAGCTTGTTGGCAAGCTCCCTGCTTATGGCGCCTGTCTGCACGTTGAAGTTCAGCAGGTCGCGGTTGTACTGGTTGTAGATGTCGCGCACCTCATTGAAGGCTTCGCGCAACACCGGGTTGGCGTCGATCTCGGCCTTGGCGGCTTTGATGTCCGCTGGCGACGGCATGGAGTCCAGGCGCTTCGACAGGCGGTCCTTGCGCTTGGTCAGGTTGGTCCGCTGCTCAGCGGACAGCTTCGGCGACTTGAGTTCGCCCTCGATGCGTGCGATCTCCGCGCTGGCCCAGGCGCGACCGAAGTTCAGCGTGTCGTAGCCCACGCGCTCGCCACGGATCGCCGCCATGTAGAGCGTCACGAGCTTGTTGGCGGCATCGGCGCTGCCCGCTTCCTTGACCACATCCTTGCGCTTGAGGATGTCGAACGCCTGCTTCAGGTTGGCGCCATCCTTGGCCTCGATCAAGAACTCCTTGGTGCCGTCACGACGCGTCTTCTCCACACGTTCAGGCACACCCACGGTAGCCGCCTGGGAGGTTAAGTGCATGCGCTGGTCGTGCATCCGCAGGTAGTACATCGCCTGCATCGCATCCTTGTCGCTGACACCCCCGCGCTTGAGCGCCTCTTCGGTCGGGAAGAGCTTGTCGATGTACTGCGTGCGAACGCCCATGCCGAGGAAGTTGTCGCGCAGCTTGTCAACGAAGCCCTTCTGCCCACCGACGAGGTTGCTTGCTACGCGGCTTGCGGTGGGGAGGTTGCGGGAGAAGAGGATCTCGCCTGCTTCCGCCGGCTGCGGAGCCGGTGCGCCGGCCACCGCAGGCTGCATCTCCACCTTGGCGGCACCGTAGGCGGTGTTCACGAGGTCGCGCAGGCTGATGCCATTGGGATCCATGCCGAAGAACTTGCGCACAGCGGCCTCCATGCGCTGCACGATGCGGCCCAGCCACTGGCCCAGCGGGCTCTTGGTCTGCGGCGTGATCCCAGCGTTGACGGCTTCCTCGACGGCGTAGGCCAGCAGCTCGTCGCGCTGCTGGCTCTCGGGGGTCTCAGCGGCCTCCACACGCGCCTGGGCGGCCCGCGCAACACGGCCTTCAGCCGAGGTGGCCGGGGCCTTCTGCCAGCGCTCCACGGCGTTCACGAAGGCGTTGTACTGGGCGTCGCCCAGGAGGTTCTTCATCCCGATGTGGGCGCCGACCTCGTGCAGCAGGACGCTCAGCGCCTGCCCCTGGTTGATGTTCCCGGCGATCAGGAACGCCTTGTTGCCCGCACGGTCAACGAAGCCACGCGCGTCGTCAGGGATGCGCCCCTCGTACTGCGGGTTGGCCTTGACAAGCGCCTCGACCGAGTCGTAGAGCTGCACCCGACCCAGGTCGGGGAAGTGCGGCTTGAGTTCCGTGCGCACGCTGTCGGTAGTGGACGGGTTGGCGGTAGCACCACGGGAGAGTTCGACGTCTTCAAAACCGGCACGGGCGGCAAAAGTCTCCTCAAGCTCCGTCCGCGTCTTCTCATCAACTGCTTCTTCGGTAGTACGCGCACCACGAGAGGGTTTGGTTTCTGTCGCCGCAGCTTCTTCGAGAGAAATGGCGTCAATATCTTCCGCCGTTTTAGCGCCTGCACTGACGGCCTCGTCGTACAGGAATTGCTCCAGCGCAGTGAGTTGCTCCTTGCGTTCCTTCTTCTCGAATGCAGCGCGAACAAGCGCGTTCTTTGCCGCCTCTTCTTTGATACGTGTGTTTTCTGCGATCCGTTCGTCAGCCTTTCGCTGCTGCGAAAGGAGCTTCCGCTCTCGTGCCGTCAGGGGTTGCCCATTGGCTTGCTTTCCTTCGGCAACAAGCAGATCTTCGGCGTCTTTCTTGGACAGCTCTTCAGGGCCAACACCCTTGCCGCTGTATACCGTCTTTTGAGGTTTACGGCGCTTCGCTGCTTGTGAACGCGTGAGGGCTTCGCCGGTAGTCTCCCCTGCACCGGCTTGTGCGTCGCGTTGCGATTCAAAAATTGCCGCAGCTTCGCGTTCACGTGCAGCAATTTCTTCCGGTGTTTCGGGACCGTACGTACGCTTCTCCGCCGCTTGCGGCAAGAAGAAACGCTCTTCAAGATACGCAATCTTCTGGTAAGTGTTGAGCAGCTCTGCCGTGTCCCGTGCCTGCCCTTTCCAAACCACGCGCTGATTCAACGTCTTGTTGAGCGCGTCGTTGTACTCGCGCAGTGCAATAGACAGTTCGGGCTCAAGTTGTGAACGCTCCAACGCGGTCTCGGCGTTTTCGTATTCGTACAGCAAGTTGCTGTAGCGGTTGATGAGATCCTTTTCGCTACGGAACTCCGCGCCTCTGGAACGTGCAACCGCTTGCCTGATCTTGTTCTCAAGATCTGTGGCGCGGCTGACAAGCCCGTTGAGCACGCGCTTGGGGTCTTTGTCCAAGAGCGCGAGGTCATCGACGGAGAACTTGGTCTTGATGTTTGCCGCAGTACCCGTTTCACGCGCCAGTCGCTGCGCGTAAGAGAGCGCAGGCACAATGGTGCCCGACTCTGTACGAAGCTGCATTGCCTCCAGCATGCGCTGGTGCGTCTTCAAGTTTTCGGCGTAATCCGTTGCCTCGTCAGCTTGCGGTTCAGCCGCAGCTTCGACTTCTTTTGCTTGCCCTTTGAAGACTTCGGCACGCAGCGTACGAAGCCGCTGCTTGGCAGCGACGAGATCATCAGAGGCTCTTTTGATGGCTTCAGGAGATGCGTTGGCCTTGAGCGTTGCAATCTTGGACTCTGCAACAGCCACCGCAATCTGTGTCTCAAGCCGCCCCATCAACGCTTTGTTCCGGGCAATCCGCCCATCAATAGCTTCGAGCTGCCTGCCGAGATCTGCAACAAGTTGACTCAACTCCGGATTCGAAGTTCTCTGTTTCTGGCTTTCGCTAGCAACAGTCTGCTGCCTCTGAATCTTTACCCGCAGTTCTTTCAGGCCGTTGAGCCACTCCGACGCTTCGCCGTAGCGTTTGTGCAAGTCGCGCATGCCTGCACGAGCCGTTTCCTTTGCTTGATCAAGCTGTGGAAACTGCCGGTTGTAGATGTCCTCTTCGGCACGTGTAATGCGCGTGAGTTCTTCTTGTACGAACTCCAGCGCCTGTTTTGCCCGCGCCTCATCATTGGCTTGCGTGGCAAGCAGTTGGCCTATCTCGTTGAAGTCGGACGCCTTGAGTTTGGGTGCTTCAGCTTTTTCTCGTTCAACGCGCTCAAGATAAGCGTTGATCAGCGTGCGCTGCCGCGCAAACGCATCCGCAACCTGCTTCAGATTCTTTTCAGAAAGCGTGAGGGCGCCCATGCCCCCGCGCAAAGCGTCTGTACCCGCCCCCGTCATGCGCAACTCTTTGAGCAGCGCCGCGTTGTTGTTCAGTATGAACTGCGCGTTCTCAAACGCTTTCTGTTGCTGCTGGTAGACAACCAGCGTTTCTTCAAGCTGCGCAATCTCCTGCTCAAGCGGTTCTATCGCTGCTTCTTTGCGCAGCAGTTCTCTGGCGTAGCCGTCTTTGACGGCCTTCAAGCGTTCCAGGCGTCTGCGGAATGCTTCGGGCGTGGACGCAATCGTGCCCCGCTCTTTCTCAAGTTCAGGGAACAGCACCTGCTGCCCCGCGTCTTCTGCTCGCGCCCGCTCCAGCGCGTCCAGCAACGGCTCGATCTCTGAGGCCAAAGACAACGGTGCGCCCTGCGCCCGGATGGTGCCCTTGCGCGGGGGTTGCGCCAGGAAGCGCCCAGGCTGTCTTTCCGCCTCAGGCCCCGGAGCCATCTGTCGCGCTTCGCGCGGTTGCATCGGCGTAACAGGCGCTGCGAAGCGCCGGGTGACGTCCGTTTGGCTGCCTCTTTCAGGCGGCAGCACGGGCGTAGCGAAACGATCTGTCGGGACTTCCTGCGCTTCTCGGGTGGGCTTGCCGATCTGAAATGCGCGTTTGGCGGCTTCGCCAGGAGAAAAACCCTGCGACACAAGCTCGGCATAGCTCCGTTGCCGCGCAAGCTTGATGTCGTCTTGTGTGCCAAGCGTAGGCTCAACAATGTTCGCGGCGCCGGGAGCGATAGGACGGCGTTGCTGCTCAAGGGTGCGACCTGCCATAGGCAGGCCTTCACGGCGACGCTCAGCTCCGGCATACGCATAGGCTGCGTATGCTTCGTCTGACATTCCTTTGGGACGTTTGCGCGGTTGCGCGGTTCCGATTTCTATCTGCGTGAGCTGCTTGTCCAGCAACTCAAGCAAACCTGCGGTCTGCGCAATGTCTTGTTGCGTACCGCGTGTGGGGTCTTGCACGGTGCGCAGCGTCTCCAGGCGCATCTCGACATCTGGCAGCAGATTCTCTGCCCTGCGCAGAAGATCGTATGCAGCGTCCGACAGATCGGGGTTCAGCAACGCACGGTTGATGCGCTCCCGCAGCAGCTTGGTATCCGGCGTCTTGGCAGGAGCAGCTTCGGCTGCACTGCGGCTTTCACCAAACAGCTTGAAGCCTTCGCCAGGAACTCGGCGCAGTTGCCGTTCTTTCGGCTCTTCTGCCGTGTACGTTACGTCTTGCCCGGTAAGGAGCTGCTGCATCTGGCCAATCGCAGCAGAAGGCTGCGGCGCAGGCGCAGGCGCCGCACGGGCGGCACGCTCAATGACGGTTTGAAGGTACGGATCTTCTTGGCGCGCTTCAATACGCGCCATGGCTTCAGAAATACGTCCTTCCGCCCCAATAAGCGTCTCGCGCTGTTCTTTCGTAAGATTCGGATTTTGTAGTGCCGTTCTGATGCCCGCAAGTATTGCTTTTTCATCCGGCAGCCTACGCGCAGCCATGCGCTGCAGGGCAGTGATCTCCGGGGCCAGACGCTTGCGTTCTTCGGTCTCGGCAAGGCGTGCTTCTTCCGCGCGTGCCGTGTCTTCCAGAGCTGATGCTTCTTCGGCTTCAAGCTGCGCAATAGGCGAACCCTGCCGCTTTGCGGCCTGCGCGGCGTCGTACGCCTTGAGCTGCGCCTTCAGTTGCGCCAGGATACTTCTGCTGACGCTTGCGGATACCCCAGGAATGGGCTCGTCTGCCGCAACAAGCTGTCGTGCGGTGGGTACAGACTCCATCAAGTACGGCACGTACGCTTTGGCTTGATCTTTCTTGTCCAGCAAATCTACTGATTCATTGCTGTTTGCCAGCGCAATTTGTTGGTTAGCGTATGCCGTGCGTGCAGAAATACTTGGCTGTGTTCTAAGAGCAGGTGCGGCGCGTTCCGCCATCGCCAGTTCGGGAGGCAGCGCAAGTTCAGGCGTAGCGTCTTGAATGCCGGTCTGTTCCAGCAGGTACTGCTGCGGCGTAATGCCAGCGAGCCGCTGCTGCTCCTTCAGCGCAGCGATCTCTTTCTCGCGCGTGACGTACTCACGCGATACTTCTGCCATCTCCTTCTTGGCAAACGCATCCCTTTCGCGTACCGCGTCACGGTATGCGATCATGGCCGCCGGATCAGCGCCTGTTGGCGGCTTCTTTGCCGCCGCTGCGTCAAGCTCCGCTTTCTTGGCCACTGCCGCCTTGTACCGCTTGTCAAGGTCAAGCAGGTACTCCGGCGACTGCTTCTTGGCCTCCTCGGCCTCACGCTCAGCCTTGCGCTTCTCGGCCTCCTGCGCACCCAACAACTCGCGGGCTTTGCCCTGCGCATCACTGCGCTCCAAGTAGCGCCCAGGGACAGCCAGCGTGCCGCCCAAGACGGCGCCGCCAATGAAGCTGTCGAAGTACTCGTCTCGGGCCTTGGGGTCGGTCAGGGACAGCCCTGCCTGCGCACGCTCCAGCACCTGCTGCGTAGCCTCTGTGAGGCCCTCCACGCCCATGGTCTTGCCGGTGGCAGCGGTGTAGTCGATGAGCGTCTTCTTGAGCGCCTGCTCCGCAATCTCCTTGGCCGTCTCCGGTGTGACCTTGATGCCCGCTTGGCCGAAGATACGCCCGATGCCCGGGATCAACCGCAGGGCTGCGGTATCGAGCACCGCCATGGGCACCGCCGCCAGGGCGGCATACCCGAGGTCCGTGTCCGCGAGCTTCTTGCCCTCCTCCATCTGGCGCGAGAGGTTCGTCGCCGTGAACTGCGCCGCCGAGGTCAAGCCCGCTGCGCCCAACGTAGTGACCAGTGCAGCAGGACCCGTCAAAGGAAGCGTAGTCGCTGCCGCCCCTGCCACCAGGGGCGCCGCCATGTAGGGGATGGAGCCGCCAAGAAGTTCAAGACCCTTGGTCAGGCCCCACTCTTCGGTGGGCGCGAAGATCTCCCTGGAGCGTTTCTGCGCGGCGTCAAACTCAGCTTGTGCCGTGGCTGCGTCCTTGAGCCCCAGCCTGCCAAGAAGCGCGGAGATGCCGCCGCCAAGCTCCGTAGCGCCCGAACGCAGCGCAGGGAAGAAGCCAGACTCAGGCTTGGCCGCAGGGGCGGCGGGCGCCGGAGGTTGCGCAGCTTGACTCTCCTCAAGCGCAGCTTCCTGATACGCCCGCAGCACCGTTGCGTAGTTCGGCGTGCCGCGCTTGTTCTGGTTGTTGCGCAGCCAATTGGCGTAATCAGCAGAAGTTGCCATTGTCAGTTCCCACTAATAATTGCGTCGGCGGCTGCACGGGCGTTGGAGGCCCCCGCAGATCTTCCAGCGGTGCCAAGCGCTTCCAATTCAGGCGCGTACTGCAAACGGAGTTCTTTTTCGCGAGCCTTCATCAGCGCCAAAAGTGCCGCTTGATCTTCAGCCGAGATGATTCCTTCAAGCCGTTTGCGATAGGCCTGCATGATCGGATCGTTGTTGAGCGCGGAAACCAGCCGTGCCGTAGCAGCTTGTGTTGCGGCATCCGAACGCGAAGGAACAGCAGACATGGCGGCATTTGCCGCCGTTTCTTTGGCGGTAGCTTCGCGCCCCTTGATCGCCAGTTCTGCCTTGTCGTTCTCGTACTTGTAGCGCAGCGCCGCGAGCTTCTCTGCAGACTCCCGTGCCGTCTTGAAATCGTTTTCTTTCGAGGCCGCGACGTACTTGGCACTTTCGATCTGCATCTGACGGTAGGTGTTGTTCAGTTGCCGCACCTTGTCAGCTTCGGTGGCACGGTACTGCGCAAGCTCCTTACGCGCCTTCTCTTCTTCGATGTCGATGGCAGCGATGCCTTTGGCAAGCGAGCCAAAAAACTGCCCCTTCTTGGGATTGATGTAGCTTGCAAGCAGTGCCGGGCGCTCAGCGCTCTCAAAGAAAGGCTGATTCGCACGCGCTTCTCTGCGTGCAATTTCTTTGTCAGCCTCTCCCCGCATCTGCGTTGCGTCCTGTTGCACTTGCTGTGTGTACAGGTCTTGCAGATCTGCAATTTTCTTTCGCTGCGCAAGCAGGTCAGGAGGAACCGTAGGCGGTGTGTACGCTTGCGTCATCGCCGCAAAAGCCTGCGCAATCGGATCGTTTGCCGCAGGCCGCTGTTCTTGGGTAGCAGAAGTGCCGCTGCCGCTGCCGCTGCCGCTGCCGCTGCCAGCGCCACGAGTTTCGCGCGTTGTTGGCAGACGTGGCGGTTCTGCGGGGCCGATGTCTATGTCAGGATCCCCGGTCTTTCCCACAATGGACGACCCGGGAATGCGTGGAGCGGCGGCAGCAGACGGAGCTTGCATCTCAGCCACGTATTGTCTAGATACTGGGTCTAGCATTCTTACGCCAGCGCGGGGCATGGACGCGGCGGACTGCCCCATGAGAAGCGCCTGCATCGCCGCATCAAGCGCGGCTTGCGTTTGTGCAACCTTTTCTTGCGCTTGCCGATAGGCTGCAGAATCGCTTCGTTTTGTAGCGGCTGAAAACATGCGTTCGTACTGAAGCGCCGCTTGATGGTTTTGGCGTGCTTGGTTTAGCCGCTGCTGCAGCTCAGCCACGCTAGGAGAGCCGCCCCCGCTAAGGGCCACAATGCCGCCTGTGGCCATGCCACGAGCGGGGGCCATACCGGCGGTTTGTGCTGCACTGGCCAGTATCTGGTCATTCAACGACTGCGGTCCCTGCTGCTGGGACTGCTGCACAGCAAGCTGGCGTTGCACCGCTTGCTGTGCTTCCAGCTTTTTGCGCACTTCGTCAATGTGCGCCAGCAACGGAATCGACGGATCCCGCTGCTGCATGGCGATAAGCGTAGGCAGATCTTGGATCTGCCTAAAGTTCTGCACTTTTGCTGCGGGCGTACCTGCGGCTTGCTGCGGCGCAAACTGGAAGCCCTGCGCCTGTCCCGGCATAGATGTCTGCATTACAGCCTGCCTTTAGCCAAACAGCTTGTTGTACAGCGACAGCGTGGACAACCCGCCGACAACTCCGCTACCAAAACCAGAGTCAGGTGGAGAATACGCAGGTGCTTGGATTGGCATGCCGCCAATCATGTTGCTCATGAAGCCGAGCTGCTTGTACGGCCAGTTCATGGACTCCGTCCAATCCTTGTACCCGATGTCCAGAGGCGCCTGCTCGATCCCACGCTGGATGGTGCCAGCCTTCATCTGCTCACCGATGGTCTCAAGGTCTTGCTTGGCGCCGAACTGCCGCGAGGCTTCGCCCAGACGTTGGCCTTCGAGCCCGAGGGTCGCCTCTCCGAGGCGTTGCTTCTGCGCCTGCTCGAACGCAGCCATGAGGCCCTTGGCCTGGATGTCACCGATCTGGGTTCCCAGGTTGCGCTGGCGCTCAGCCTCCATGATGGCCTGCCTGCTGCCGCCGTAGGCCCCGGCCTGGGCAAGGCGAGCCTGCTCGGTGTTGCGGCTGATGTCAGCGGCCCTACGGGCTTCCCGGGCCTGGATGTCAACAACATTCTGCAGGTACGGGTTCATGTAGTCCTGAACGGACCCGACCGGACCAAGGCCCGTGTTGAACTGCCCGGGCGTGTAGGCGCCGAGGCTGCCCAGGCCGGTGAAGGCCTTCTGCTCCAGCGGGGAGTAACCTGCCTTGACCTGCCCCGTCGTGGGATCCGTGGTCTCAAAGGCGGTGCGCTGTCCGGTGTAGGGCGTGTAGCCTTCCTTCGACAGCCCCCACGACCGGTTGAGCATGTCGGTGAGGTAGCCCTCAAAGCCAGGAGCGACGGTGCCGCTCGGATCGATTTCACCCATCATGCGCTCCTTTCGAGTTGACGCATCAGTGCGTAAAGAGCCTGTGCGCCGCCTGCGGCATCAACCTGAGCCTTGGGGACATACATCTCTCCGTTGGACACGCGGGCAGGAGTTTTGCCAGCGATTGTCGCAGGGATGTGGTCGCTTGTACCAGTCCCCGGACCACGGATCATTTGGGCTTCCGGAAGAAGCTGGCGGATACCGTGCGGGGTTCCGTTTTCTACCGCCTTGGCGGTCAGCACGAAGCCCCCGTCCTCCATAGGAAGCGGGTTCTGCTTGGTGCCTGTAAGCACGCCACCGGTAGCGTACGCGTGCATGAGCCCGCCGTCAGCCGCATACTCCGTCATGGAGACGGGGCCGTACCTGCCTTGAACGACCTGCTTTTTGACCTTGGACGGGGACAGGTTCAAGCGCACCCCTCCCCGCCCCTGCTTGTCGCGGTCGAGGTAGCCCGCAAGCAAACCAGCAAGACCGAACAGGCCGCGCGGCGACATCAGCCCGCTGCCCATCGATGCAATGCTCTTGCTGAGCGTGTCCAAGAAGTTGTTGCTGCCGCTTCCGGACGACGGAAGAAAATACGACGATGGGGCGCCGATGTCGTAGCCCATGGCCGCCGAAGTATCCGGCTTGATAGACATCAAATCAAAATCGTCAAACCAATCTTCCATATCACGCTCCAAACTGGTAGTCCATCAGGGGGCCGTATCGTCCTGCAGTCATCTGTGAGGACCACTCGGGCTGCTTGGGTTCTTGCGCTGCCTGTTCTATCGCTGCCAGGACAGAGGGTTCTTGCGCTGCCTGTTCTATCGCTGCCAGGACAGAGTAGGTGTCTGCGTTGATACCTGCATCGCCGTAGGTGTTGCCTGTGGGGGCCGACGAAGTGGAGGGTACACCTGCCCCGCCAAACAGTCCACCCAGGCCACCAGACTTCGTCCCACCTACAGCTTCTGACGCTGCCCTGCCGACTGCGGGGCCAAGCGTTGAGCTTGCCAAAGCACCAGCAAATGGACTGCCCGTGAGGCCACCTACGAGAGCGCCAAGCCCTGCTTGCGCACCGGAGCCTACGGCTTTGCCAAGATCGTTAGTGAGGATGCCTTCGACGATACCTGAAGGAATCCCAGTCCTCGCACCAATCAATCCCGCAGCCAGCCCCGGCACGACGTCCTTAGCGGACAGCTGGCCAGTCATCAGGCCGTGGATGCCCGCGATGCCTTTGCCGATATTGGACACCATGCCGTAGCCAGGGACCAGACTGGCGAGCGCGGGAGCGGCATAGTTGAGGACGTTGTGGACGTTCTGTGCAGCAAGAGCTTGCTCTATGTTTTGGGTGAAGCCTGGGATGTCCATCTTCCCGAAGCCCGCATCCTGCAACCCCGCCAACGTGCCGTAGCCGACCCCTGGCGAATGAAAGCCCCTACCTGTTGCAGCGCCCTCGCCAAGAGGCGCGCCCAACATGTCCGCAATTGCTTGCGCTACGTCTTTGGAGTACGCGCCCGCAGACAGCCCAGACGCTTCGTCTGAGTAATTGGAAAAGTCAAAACTACTGTTGTAGTCAGCAGTGCTTGGACCGCCACCGCCGCCCGCATCCGCAGGTCCGTCGCTAGTTCCGCCGCCACCTTCCATCTTTACCTCACTGAGTCAAGTCCCAGAACGACAGCGAGCCCACGCCACTGCCCTTGGTTGCGCCGTCTACAGTACGGACAGCAACGGTGTAGATGTCGCTTGTTCCCGCGAGAGAGGTGCCAAGCTGTAAGTCCCAGTTGTAGTCGGAAATAGAGCTTGTGCCTTGCGTCCCGCCGCTGCCCGTGGAGGTCACGTATTCGGTCTGGACGATAGTGCCGACAGCCGATATAGCTGTGGCTGCATCGTCGTAATCGACATTGCTGTCTGACGGGACCATCGCTGCCCATGTGGCGCCCGTCAGCGTGGGGTTCTTGAGCAGCGCTACCTCGTAGTTCTGGCTCGTCAGCGGCAGGAACTGAAGACGGTTCGGGATCACAACCGATCCGGTGCGACCAGAATTCAGACGGATGGACACAATAGGGTAGAACGTGGCAGCGGTGTCTATGTTGTTGAACACCGTCGTGCGCCTTGCCACATGCTCAATCGATGCCTGCTGATATCCACCTTCGGAAATGACCGTGGAGCAGATCTGTTTCAACGATGAGCTACTGCCCGTGCCTGCGACGTTTGTGATCTCGTACCGCACCGGCAGGATCGCCGTCGTCATGTAAACGCTGGCGATATCGTTTGCATTGTTGAACGTGTGGCAGACGATGTACTCACCGTTGATGATGAAGCCGCACCGCACGGAACCCACGCCCAACCACTCGAAGTCCATCCACAGGATCTGCGCCTTGGTCGGATCGAGCGTGTATCCGCTCACTCCGGTGCCGTCGAGCTTGTCTCCGTTCCAGTTCGCCTGAGTCACTGTGCGATCATCACTGGGCGTACCGGGGGTGGGGATAGAGTTGGACCGAAGCACAAACGCTAATGCACTGTCGTTCTGCTGGAAGAACACGCCGTTTTGTGTGTTGAAATACCCTATGCGC